GTAAGGAAGCCTTCCTCGTTGGCCTGAGTGAGGTCATAGGACAACACCTGGACCTTGGTGCCATCAGTAACCACAGTAAAGAAGGTGCTGGCATCAAAGAATTGATCGAGCAGGTTGCCAGTCAACTGCCACTTGTACCAGCTCTGAGCAGGCCGCTTTTCTCCGTCCTGCAGGAACTTGTACTGGTACAGCATCGAACTCCCCTTGGTTCCAAGCGACACAATGGAGAGACCAGGAGAAGAGATCAGGGAATCAACGGTACTGGGAATCAACTCGGGGACAGGCTTTGACTGCTCATACATGAACGGCGGTCTGTCATTGCTGATCTCAAACAGCTCAAAAACTCGGGTGTAGAGCGGAGTCTTGGAGATGAATGCCTGGGTGGTACCAAGAGGAACAGCTCTAACATCAGACTCACATTCGTAAGTACTGAGTGTATTGATCTTTGCTGTCTTGGGACTGAGGATGTCGGAGTCAGTGGTAAGCAAGAACTGGTCATTCTGGCCGTAGAGAACAAGACCAACGCTGGCCTGAAGCACGTAGTTCAAGCTGACTGGTCTTGTGGAGGAGGCAGTGATATCAATCGGATCATCATCGCTGACGGTCAAAGCAGTGCCAGCAAAGAAATTGAAATAGTCTCCAGCTTTGCTCAAGACGACAGCTTCATTAGAAAGGAAGCCCAAACGGTTCCTATAGAAGAAGATGCCACTAATCGTGGACCCCACAAAGCTTGGCACAGGGTTGGTCTCGTTATCACCAACAACACGGTCTTCCCAAGTCACAGGTCCAAATAGGAACGAGCCATCTGTCTGACGAACAAGCTGATGAGGCATCGTTAGCTCATCTAGCTGGTAAGTAATTCCAGGTGCTGTGGTTTCTTCCCAAACACCAGGACCGTAGTTCTGGCTATTGGTGGTCTTAAACTCAACCCACATATCATCGACATCGATGTCCTGAGAGTTGGTGACCTGAACCTTGTATCCGTTCTTGGATTGATTAGGAAGACGGCTGATTGTGCTGATTTGATCTTGGAAAGCAAAGATGCCATCCTCTTGGGTAGAGCCTCTGGTCTCGATAGTGAAGGAGCTAGCATTGGAAATATAAATGCCAGGTCCAACAGCAACAGCTGTAAAACCACCAACGCCATTAATGGCAGTAGCAAGGTTTGAAGTGATGGTTTGTGTATCTGCAACACCAGCCGCTGCGTCCTGTGGCGTGGTGTAGCTGTAGGTAGTTCCATTCAGAACAACCTGATACTTGCTGTTATAAGCAACAACGGTGATAACAACCATTGCCTGCTTTGCAAGAGCGGCTGTGGTAGCAGCCTTCATCGCAACAACCTTCTTCTTATTGAGAACGAAGGTGTAATCGTTGAGGGTTAGGAACTCCAGGTCTGCAGCAGTGGCGTCCTTTAGATACGCATTGCTAGGTACCGTGGTGATAGCACAATTACCAAGTTGAGTGTTGTAGGTACTACGCTTGGTAGCCTCATCGGAGACAGCGTTGTTGTAGTTGGTCTGAGCTGTTGCCATGGCAGTTGAAGCCGTTGACAACTGGCCAGCAGTATGGGTTGCAGCTACGGTAACAAGAGCTTGAAAAACCTTGAATCCTTGACTTGCAAGCAGTGGATGCTCATTGGTAAATTCATTACCAAGTGCGTATCCAGCTGGCAGGTTGGCAGAATTGGAAACGATAGTCCCGTTGTTGTAAACAGTATAAATACCAGCAGGGCTTTGAATAATCCCTGAGACCATGTACTGCTCAATGTCCCCATAAGGGTAGCTGTAGTTAACAGCAAAGATGTCGTTGACTGTTGCAGTCTGACCTTCCAACGCTTCTGCGTATGCAGATTGTGCATTGTTCAGCTCAGTCAAACGAGTAGCTGTAAGTGCGCGTGCTGTGTTGTAATCAGCAAGAGCCGTCTGAAGGGTTGTCTGATTACAGCCACCGGGCACACCTGTGTTGCTACCCATATTGACTCGCCTGGGCGAACCATCAATCAGACTCCAAATACGGAAGATGTTGTCAGCATATTGACCAACATACTTTTCTTCGTTGTCCCTCAGGATTGAAAACCAACGTCCTCCTGAGTTTGCATTGATAAGACTGGAAATAAACTTACCACCAGGACGCTTTAAAAGCCCCAGTGCATAGTCAGGAAAGGCATTAACAGAATCTCTTACTTGGCCAGGAAACTTGCGAGTATCAGGCTGCTGAGAGATGCCAAGAAATAAGTTGGGAATCCGTTGGGTAACTGTACTCATCGCGCAAGAGCCTGGAACGGTTGATAGCTGGTGTAGTAGTTCTGACCATCACGGAAACCAAACATCGTGTAGTCGCCTTGGTTGCATTCGTACTCAAGGGCATAGGCACGAGTTTGCAGTTCCTGTTCAGCCAGAAGTTTATTAATCTCTTGATCACCAATCATCTTGGTGGCACACATCCGCGCAGCTCGTGCAGTGATGTAAGCCTGAATAGCAGGGGGGACATCAGTAAAATCAAAGTACCAGACCATGTCTGCATAGACAGAGGCTTGAAACTGGTAGGTGTGGTTCTGCTTGTCGTACAACTTCCCATTTCGACGAACTACGTTGTAGTCGTCATAGTGTTGGGATGTGTTGGTATCGATCTGGAGAACGTTAGTAGGATATGAGATCTCCTTCGTTACTGAGTCGGGAGTCAATTCATAATGACGCTCAGTATTAAAGACCCAACCTTCTGCCTGAACCTGCTTGTTAACTTCACGGAGCGTATTCAGGACAATGGCAACCTCTGGATTCTGAAGATCAAGAGTGGTGACAGGGGCCTGTCCCACAGAGCTAAGTATTTGGTTTACAGCATCCAGTTCGGTGGACACAGCATATGTAGGAAAAGGCATTGTACCTATCACTTAGGAATAAAAAAATGGGGAGCCCATAAAGACTCCCCACAAAGATCAGACAGCAGTACGGCTAGCGTCGAGAGCCGGAGAATCGGCCTCCACACCAGTGTATGCAAAGCGAAGACCTTGGGTCTCCGAGAACACACCCGAAGCAGTGCTCGGGTTAGCACGGCTGGTACGAGCCACGGAACGACGAACAGCGTGGTTGTCAGAGACAGCCAGGTTGCCGTTGTCAGCGTAGGTCGAACCAAGAGCGCCAGCTACAGTGCGGGTAGAGAACACACAGGTTCCAGCCACACCGTTGTCACCAGCGGCAGAAGCAGCGTTTGCCATTGAAAACCTCAGTTAGTATACGAGAGTTTGGTAACACGGAAGGTGGCGTTGTTATCGCCGCCAACAAGCGTCAGCACGTCACCCAAGCGGTAACCATCACCACCGTTAGCAACAGTGTTGGCTGCGGCAACAATGCCACCGGTTTGAGTCACGGTGACAGTGGCGCCAGTACCGTTATTGCTATCAGTGGTGGTAGCAAGGGTGCCGTTGGAATAACCAGTACCACCGCTAATACGCGTCAGTTGAGCAATAGTTCCACCTGAACGACCAAGCTCCACAGGGGGGAAGGCGTTCCAGGTTTGGCTGGTAGTAACACCAACACCTTCACCAGGATTAATAGCCATTGGTAAGTACCTCTAGCTATCAGGAACGAGCAGACTGAAGCTCAATAGCAGCAGCAGGGTTCAGGGTGCCGCAGCCCATGGCCATACGGCCCAGGATCACATCGCCCTGGTAGATCACGGACACGTCGCCGCTGGTCACTTGCACTTGAGGACCAACAGCTTCCACCACACCAGCAGCTTCCTTACCGTAGATCAGACCACAGTGGGTCGAGAAGTCACCGGAGTAGTTGTTGTTCTCACCGTTAACGGCAGAGATGTTACCAGCCAGGAAGGGCAGGTTGTTGGAACGCTTGATCGAAATACCAGCGATCTCATACAGGCCTTCGCCGCTGTTCAGGCTGCCTTGGCTGTTGCCGTAGTCACGGTTGAGGATATTGCTATCCACTTGGCTGATCAGAGCGTAGTACTGACGCGGGGACAGCACAGCAAAGCGACCCTGACGGGGCACGTTCTTCTCATCCAGAATGCTGGCGGCCTCAAAGAAGGCATCCACCAGAGCCTGAGCATCGAACTCTTTGTTAGCGCCCAGCTGGATCACAGAACCACCGGGCTCGGGGCCAGGGGCAGCGGTGATCGGGTGAGCTTCACGAGCAGCTTTGGCGATCTGACGGAAGATCTTCTTGTCATAAGCCTCAGCCAGAGCGTGGCCGATCTTCTTGGAGATCTCGCCACGGAGGTCGTAGTGAGCCAGGGTCTCATCCAGGTCATACACAAAGGCAGAGCTGACGAGAAGGTCATCGCAAACGATGGTCTTTTCGGCCACCGGAGGATCACCACCACCCAGAATCGGGGTGCCAGGGGTGTGATAGTCCGCCGTCATACGGCCAGTAAAGATGAACTGAAGGGACTTACCATTCTTCAGGGTGCGACGCATCACAGTGTCACGAGCGATACAAGCCGACTCGTAAGCTTTGAACAGTTCGCCGCTAAAGATTTTCAGGTAAGTAGCGTACTTGGTATCATAAGCGGTACCAAGAGCAAGGGGGGTACTAGAAGTTTGGTTAATAGTACCCAGAGAGGTAACGAGAGCGTTAGCCATTGTTAGGTAAGAGAGAAAGTTGAAAAGGACTTGCTCTCAGATCTGAGAAATTTTTTCGCGCTATTTTTAAAGGGTGTCGTCTCTCCGACTGTCAATGGCTAAAGGGTGTCCTCCGTAGAGGGCCAATAGCCAACAGGAGCCAGGTCCGACTCTGAGGTGCCTGACTCCACTTCCTTCCTGCCCACGAGGCCAGCCTTAGGCCAAACCAAGTGCGTGGACAATTTCGCCGTTACTAAGCCACGGGCGCGGGCTTTGTGGTTACTTCTTTTTCTTGGCTGTCTTGGCTGCTTTTTTGAATTGAGCAGCTGTAGGAGCCCCAGGTGTTCCAGGCTTACGCATGGTCTCACCGCTACCTTTGGCAATACGCTCACGCTTGGCGTGAATGTTTGCATAAAGACCCGGTTTAGCCA